GCACGCCAAGATGACTGAGCAAACTCAATCAAGAAATGACCCAGCACGTTGACACCAGCACCAGTAGTCACAGTCTTGATACGTGACAGCCAGGGGTTGTCCTCAGGATCATGAGCCAGGGCTTCGGTTACCCAGGAAGACATCCAAGGTGTGTGATCATTGACAAGGTTTGCTAGGTTTTCCGATTCAGAGCTGCTAGAAACTAAATCAGCAATAGCACCTTCGGTAGCGATTGAGCCAAGCTTGGTACCTTTTTTAACAAACTGAATAGCCCGCAGACCTTTAGCTCCACCACCTGCCATCTTACCAGCCATAACAGCACCACGAGCACCGAGACGGAGACCACCAACAGTAGCACCGCCAATACCGCCAGTAGCAACAGTCAAGAATCCAAACTCAGCCAAGCCACGCACCAGTTTACCAATACCAGTTTGGTTTTCAGGTACATAGCTATCAGGAATATCAAGGAATCCTGCATCACCAGAAAGATATTGATCGCTAAATGGATTCTGCTCTTGGTCTATGGGTCTGCCAAACAGTTTGTTAATGCCAGTTTTAAAGGTATCGCCAGTTAATTCAGCAAAGCCGCCTACACTTTCAACAGCGTCAGCAGCACCACCAACCAAAGCGGCACCTGCTTCTGACGCGACAAGGTTAAGACCAGTTTTTTCTTCTTTAGTTTTAGGAGTTGTTGAACCTTCGTTAGCTACAGGTTCATCTGTTTCTACATTATCAAGTGTAGATGAAGCAAGCTGGGCTTGGACTTCTTCACTAATTTGTTGGAAATTTTCAAGCCCAACAGAAGTGTTAAGTTCGTTCTCCATCATTCACCTCTTTTGTAACGTTGAAGAACTTGCATTGTGTATTCTTGCATGTTGGGGTGACCAGGAGCGCCACCTAAGTAGTTTGGGTTGTCCCATTCATCCATGGCACCGTCACCACCATACCAGGCAGCAGCAGCCATGCGAATAGCCTCATCAGGATTATCAGTCTGTTGACCTGCAATCTTAATGTAGTTATCAAATGCACGCCTCGCCATCTCTTCTTGGTAACCAGGGTCGTTTAAAAACTCATCAACAGAACCAGGGAAGGGCATGCCAAATTGACGTGCCCAGCCGACAGCAGTTGTCCAACGAATCTGGTATTTACCCATGGCAGGGTTGTTAGGGTCAACCTGACTGTTAGTTGCTTTGTAATCGTTACCTGATTCTTGAATGCCCGTAGCAACCATAAGACGGTCACGGCTGACTGCACCAACTTGAATCATGCCACGTTGTACGCGCTTGTAACTAGGTTTCTGGAATAAAGGGACAAGGGTAGGGTATTCCTTGAGCATGCGGTCCACGATTGTGGCATCATCAGGCATCTCAACTTTCTCAAGACCATGATTATCGCGTTGGGCATTCCAGATATCCCACGCAGTATGTCTTCCGTCTCTCCTTGCCAAATCGTAAAAGATGCTAGGAGCGCCGCCATCAGCAGTAGGCTGCAGCATGGCAGGATCAATAACAAGTTTCTCGTTAAGAATAGCATCCTTACCTTTGGACTTTTGTTTTTCATAATCCCTTATAGTAACTTGGTAGTTGTTACGGCGGGTCGTACCGTAAACTTGGGTTGGTTGTAACTGAAAGTTTGAAAAACCTTTACCAGGGTCTACAAAATAATCTAAAGAAGGGTCGTCACTTTGTGCTTCCAAACGAATGCGTTTACCTAATTCTCTAGTAGCCTGGTCAAGAGCAGCAGCTTTAGTCATCTTGCCACCTTGATCTTCATAAATCTGCTCAGCAAGTTTGATAAGCTCAACCTTAGCTCTAGCCTGCACGTAACGAGTATTTTCGTCCAGAGCAGCCATCGCGTCGTTTTGATTAGCAGCGATCCTGACAACACCATCAATGGTTTTAAAGGACTCTTCAGTATTTAAGTCATCAGTCAATAATTCTTCAACAATTACGCCTTTATCACGTAATTCGCTCACCAGCTTAAGGTCAAGTTTTTCAGCCTGTTCTTCAGAAATCTTACCATTCTGAGACTCTAGCAGACTCTCAGCTAGTTCTTCAGATTGAGTGTATCCAGGAATTTGTGGCTCAAACCCAATAGCATCTTTAAATTGATCAGGAAAATCAACCTCATACTCTTTAAGCTCTTCTATGGCTCTACGCCTTTCTTCTCCTGACAACCCACTGATAACAGCTTGACGGTATCCTTTAAACTTAGCCTGCGCCTCCATACGTCGCTCCGCTAGGCGCTGATCGTACTTTTCTTTTTGAGCTGTATATGCTTCACCTTTCAAATCATTAGCAGTAAACTCTTTACCGTATAAAGTAAATAGAGTACCAGGGCCAGCGGGGTGCCCCTTAATCTGTGCCTCGTTTACCTGTGCAATAATCTCATCAACTTTTTCTGGACTAGCACGAACACGAGTCTTTAAAGCTTCATACAGGTCATTTCGTGCTTGCTTCTTAGGATTAGCAAGCCGCATCTTGGTGTATGCAGCAGTACGATCCTCCATGTATCCATTGATAAGAATCGTAGGATTAGTAGGATAACCGTTGATACCTGACAAACCTTTATCTAAGGTCAGGTCAGACATGTCTAGGATCTCTTGAGCTTCCTGGGTGTTTTTTTGGGTATAAAAATCCTTGGTGTACTGCTTACTAGTCTGTTCCATGGCAGGAATCAGCACAGTGTTAACAACCTTGGAACTCATGTTCCCGCTGTTAGCCTTTACGTACTCACCATAAATGTACCCTTTAGCAGCTTCAAACTCAGAACGAGTTTTCCCTTGCTTGTTAACGTTAAACTCTTTACCAGTCTGAGGATCAAGGATCAGGGTTTCATTCTGCTCCATCTCAGTTAAGAGATGTAGACCAAACCTTTCACCAGTTTCTTGCATGGTAGCAAGGTCATAGCCGTGTTGCTGCCAACGTGACAGCTTTCTGACTTGATCTCCTGCCTCAGAATTAGGAGCATCAGCAGCTAATTTATTTAAATTGCTATGAAGTTCATAAGATTTGTTTCCAGCCTCGTTTACTTCAGTTTTCTGAGCTTCATACTCTGCACCTTGCTCAGCATAAATCTTCTTACCTTCTTCAATTAAACCTTCTCTTCGTCTTACTTCTGCGTCTAAAACCTCGTTTTGTAGGAGGTTTGTGATACTGTCACTAAATTTAGAAAGAGCTTTTAATTCATATGCAGAGTTTTGAGATTGAATATCACTCTGTCTCTGCATTTCTTGGATTTGTTGAGAGGCTTGCCCCTCCATCCCACTGATACGTTCCTTACCCTGCTGTTCTATTTCAATAGCTTCTTGGCGCTTACGCTTTGAGCCATCAAAAACAGGTCGGTTACGAAATCCAATCGAGGATGCACTACCTTGATATGCCATAATGATGATAATAGATTAACTAACAACTCCAGCAGCTTTAAGACCACCATAGGAGCTATAACCAGATGATACTCCACCCACGGCTGAGCCAAGTAAGCTGCCTGCTAATGCAAGTCCAGAAGGCCCTTGGGCTTTGATAGGCTTGACAGGTAGGAAAGATGCTTGTGGTGAAAGTGGGTCTGCTGGTAGGTTGTTCCAAGCTGCAGTATTAGCTGCATGTTGATCTAACAAAACACCAGAGCGTTCAACATTAGATGCTAACGTAGCATCATAAAGGCTTTGCTCAACCTCTGCTAATTCAAAGCCCATGGTACGCTCTGCTTGCATAGCCTGCAAGAGGAACGATTGCCCAGCTTTACCAGTAGCAAGCATGGTACCTTGTTGTTGGATAGCGTTTTTAATTGCATCTTGTGCACCAAACGCTGCGCTAGTTCCTTTCTCTTTACGTTTTTGATTAACAGCAGCTAAAGCACGATTAGCTTCAGCCTGGTTAGCTGATAACTGAGCGTAGTATGCGTTCTTAGAAACAGTGTTAGCTTGTTGTTTAGCAATGTAAGCACGTCCTTTTTCTTGATCACGGGCAGCAGCGATCTGCATATCTTGTCGATACCGTTGCTGTGCAATAGCATTAGATCGTGCAACTGCAGCCTGTTGTTGTTGGTGCTGACCAATGGCTTGCATGCCACCGCTTACAGCAGTAAGCACTCCAATAGTTGCACTTATGGGTTCACACATAATTTCATAAATTGAATGAGAGGGACACCGTTGTGAACGTAGTATTTAATAAATTTGAACTTAAGAAGCTTTAAGAGTTTGATGTGACTTTCATTCCTCATATCTGCGTGGTTCCACAGGTATGTGTAAGGAAGACTATCAAGCCACCTCCTAGCTTCTCTTATAAATGTATGCGGGTATTCTTCACTGGCTTTAGTGCATAGCATCCAGATCTTATTGTCTGGCGTTATGCCTGCCACACCGGCAGCCTTGCCGTTGGGCACAGTGAAATAAACAGAGTAAGCAGAACGATAATAAGATTCCAGGACCGCTGCTGGTGCAGTCAGCCCTGTTGTCTCTTCTACTTCTCTTATGTCTTCCCAACGCAGATCCTCACCAACTTCTAGAGCTAGTTGAGGGGTGCATGGTTGAATGTACTTACCGACGTACGTGTCGCTTTGTGTCATAACGTCCGTCCCAGCTTGCTGAGACTATAGTAGCGGTGAAAGGGTCAGGGACTTTAATGGTAAGAGTATATTTCTCATTCTTTCTATGGACTGGAACCTTAACAGACTTATACAGCTTAGATGGTACAGCATTGAATTCACCCCTGTCAACCTCCATTCCAGATTCATACTGGATATAGCTATCAACCTGTGGTGAGGTCAGATGGAACTCCATAGGACCAGAGATACCCATCTCAAAGTTGATACGAGAAATCCGTAGGTCTCCATCAATATCATACTTACCAGGCTGTACAGCATAGTAGAAGTTAGGTAGCTCAATCTCAGTGATGTACTTGTATCCAATAGCAACATTACCAGTAGTCAGGTCAATGTTATTAAAAGTAGCAGTAGTGCCGGATACACTATCAGGGACTCTGACAACACCAGCGTCAGTACCGCTGAGGAATACAGCCAGCATACTATAGTTACTATCATAAGTATAAGGAAGAGTGACTGTAGATACTTCTGTGGTAGAATTATAAGAGGCTGACGCTATGGTCATGTTGTCCAAGGTAGCCTCAAACCTACGACTAGTGTCACCTGTACCTACTTGATAGCTACGAGTGTTCGTTGTATCAACCACCATTTCATGGCGTGACAGTATGTACTGGCTTCCCTGTAAAGAGATGACGTATTGGTTACCTGCTGTAAACAGGCTATGTACTAGGCTGCCTGTAAGTGTCCAAGTGTACCATGCAGACTGCTCACGCTGAGTGCCTGTGTCATAGTATTTGTAGAAGTATAGTGTTGATGTACCACTCTTTCCATAGCTTGCAATGCCAGTCTGTGAAGAGTTAGATACATGATCTACATCTTTTGGGATAAACTCAGGTACAACACGAGTCTGTTCTACCACCTTAGGAGGCACAGTCTCATCTTGAATCACCATCTCAAACACACGTGTGTGTGCTGCGCTGCCAGTGCTGAACATAACAGAGGTGCCAAGATCTATCGGTCTGACAGTTGGACTACACTCGTATGACGCTAGCTTCTTTAACTGAGCAGTACTAGTACTAAGAGCATCAGACTCAGTAAACAGCATGAACTGGGCAGACTCACTGAACAACACCAAACCTTTTTGAATAGGTAGTACATGGTTCAGGAAAGCAGGCTTGACGTCAGAGGCTGCAATGTCAATCGGATCTGCATCACTAGTAGTAATTGCTGAAACAATAAAGAAGTTAAAGTAATCAGCAGGTTGACTAAGGATGACATTCTCACCTGAGATAAACCCAAGACGGTTACGGTAAAAGAAGATATCCTTGATACCCTTACCTACAAAGGTAGGGTCTGGGTTGCTGGTTATGTCACCTACCTGCCTGTCAATCCAGTAGTTATCTGGATCAGAGGATTGGTTTAGTGTACGGAAACTGAATGTACCGTCACGGTTATTAACCAAAGCATGAGGCATTGTGGATGGGTTTAGCCCTGCTACAATACCAGGAGCTACAGTCTCTTCCCATGAACCAGTGCCTACAGTACCATTGTCAGCTACAAACTTAACAAAGTAATCATCAGCTTCAGACTCTTCAGTGTTTGACACCTTAGCGATGTAGCCATCCTTACATTGTTGAGGAAGCTTACTTACGTTAGGAGCAGAGTCTTGGATAACTTCAAGTGAGTTGTTTACTGTACCGCCTCTGACTTCAATAGTAAAGCTAGAACCAGAACTAATAAATAAACCATCACCAATAATCTCTACAGTAACACCACTGTAAACTGACTCAATGCTGGCTTTTAAACCACCAAGAATAGTGTTAATACTTAAGGTGCCTTTGTCAGGGTTCTTTGGTGTACTGAAGAAACCTACATTACTATCAGAGTAAGTCTCATATGGTTCAACAGAATCTACTGTGACAACGTAATTGATACCTGCAACATTAACATTAAAGGTTTCACCATTAGTTACGTTATGTCCTGGGTCTTGTAGTACTACTTCAGCGTTGTACTGTGCAGCATACTGTGCTTCATGATTATTGGTGTAACTTCTGACGTAAGTAGTACCGTTAACAACAACAGTACATTTGATACCACTACCTGCTCTGAATTTTTCCTGCTTACCTGCATGATCAGTAGGACCAGCATCTCCAGTTGATGGCACGTCTTGCCAGCTAGAACTAGTAGTACCATTTCTAACAACACTCAAAGCACCAGCTCGGTTCTTTGTAGTAGCAGTTAGGTTAGAGCCATTGATAGCAACCACGTACTCTGCGTTGTACGCCACTGTATTGATCGAAACAAAGGCATAGTTATTACTGAACGTAGGAGTAGTTCCCGTAGTTCCTACGGTCTGCTGGGGGTTAGTGATGAGGGTGTAGTCACCAATAGTCTGGAGACCATACGGTTGAGTAGCACCAGACAGGTAACTAAAGCTACCACCGACAGACTGCTCAACACCTGTATCTAAGTTCCATACTTTGATACCACTGGATGTAATCTGGCCAACAAATTTTTCATCAGAATCTCTAATGATTTCAAACCATTGACCGCCAGAAGATGCATTGGACAGCGCCGCAACGAACTCACCAGGAGCACGCTTAGACAAGCCAAAGGTTACATCAGGATATGCATTGTCACACACCCTGAGCTGACCAGGAAACTTAATAAAGTCTGGCTGCTGTGAGACGCCTCCAAGAAAGTTTTGAATTCGTTGATTTACTGCTGCCATAGTTATCTACTAACTGCTTGGAAAGGTTTGTAGGCGGTGTAAGGGTTGCGGAAATCGGTGCCTTGGAATACGTTGTAGCCTGCTTGCTGAGTATCATACTCAACAGCCAATGCACGGAGCTGTGCTTCATCTACTGCTAAGAGCTTAGCACTCTTCTCATCAGCTACCATACGGCTAACAGCAATACGGGAAGAACGTGCAGAGATGTAGTCTCGAAAGACCTGAGGGATATCATCAAAGTCAAAGAACCAAACAATATCACAGAACAGTGTATCAATGTCTTTGAACTTAAAAGAGTGAGAGTACCGATCGTATAGCTTACCATCCCTCTTAACCACATCATATGAATCTTGATGCTTATAACGGTTAACGTCCAGTCGTAGGACAGTGGGTGGAATTAGCACCTCGTCGTTGGTGTCTACCACAAACGGGAACTCATATTCAGTATTGTACACCCAACCCTCAGACTGAACTTCACGACAAATCTGTCGAAGAGTGTTCTGAGCAATAGCAACTTCAGGGCTTTGGGTTTCTAGTGTATTGACAGGAGACTCACCTACACTCATTAAGATGTAGTTAACAGCATCCAATTCTGTGGACGTTGCGTACGAAGAAGATGTCATGATATAAAAAAAAGGACCCCCGAAGAGGTCCCAGTATAGAACAAAGATGGATCAGAATGCAGAACCAGCAGTGCTGGTAGCATGCAGTTCCACACAAGCAGCAGGATTAAGATAATCCGTACCCATGCTGAGACGCCCAAGAATCACGTCACCTTGGTAGATCACGGATACGTCTCCACTGGTGACTTGCACCTGTGGTCCAATGGTTTCAACAACACCGGCAGCTTCTTTCTGGAAGATAAGTCCGCAAGAAGTGTCGAAGTCAGAAGCACCACCGTAGGGGTTGTTCTCGCCGGTGGCAGTAGCCTCGACGTCAACGCCTACAAAGGAGCCAGCATTATCGATGGTAGAAGAAGTACCATACTTACCCAGGAAGGGAAGGTTCATGGACTTGTAGATCTTGATACCAGCGATCGACAGGACGCCTTGACCTGACTGCAGAGCGGTGCCCTGCTCGTCACGATTAATCAGAGCATTGCTGCTGACGTTCTCGATCAACGAGTAGAATTGGCGTGGCGACAATACGGCAACACGTCCGTCCTGAGCAACTCCCTTCTCATCCAAGACTGCTGCGGCTTCAAAGAAGGCGGCAACAATCTTAGTAGAGTCAAGAGCGTCTGCTGCTGCACCAGTACCAGATCCAACTTGGACCTGAGTACCACCTGGCTCAACCTTACCGGTTGCAGACACAGGGTGAGCGGCGCGAGCACCACGTACAATAGAACGGAAGATGCGACGGTCATAGTGCTCAGCAAGAGCGTAGCCGATCTTCTTAGAGATCTCACCACGAAGCTCATAATGAGACAGGGTCTCGTCGAGGTCATAAACGAACGCACTGGAGACCAGCAGGTCGTCAACAACGATGGTCTTCTCAGCCACCGGTGGATCACCAGAGCCAAGGATGGGGGTACCAGGCGTATGGAAACCAGCGTCCATGCGTCCAGTGTAGATGAACTGAAGAGACTTACCGTTCTTCAGTGTACGCTTCATGACAAGGTCACGAGCGATGGTGTTGTGCTGAAAGCCTTTGAACATTTCACCTGAAAAGAGCTTCAGGTAAAGTTCATACTTATCACCACTACCACCATAACCAGTACCGGTACTTAGATTAGACCGGCCTAGCGCAGATTGTGTAGCGTTAGCCATTGTTAATTAAAGAAATAATTTTATCAGAACTCTAAACGTTTAGAAAAATTTGTAGCCAAATGTTGTGGTCTATCCCACCGTCTAGACGGCTAAGGGTATCCCTCGTAAGGGGCCAAAGCCAATAAGTAAGGGGAGGAATCGAACCTCCCCCTGTGTCACCAGATCACTTGGTGTATGCTACACCACGATAACGTAGCGAGTCAGAGCGATAGTGCTCAGCACGCTTACGCTGATTTTCGATGAAACGAATAAGGTTAATAGACATAGTCCGTACAAAATAAACCTAGCCCCCGTTCCATGGCTAGGCAACATGCGTCCGAATGGATGAACGTACGAATACTACTTTTTATTTACGCTGCGTACCTACGTTTCTTTACAGGCTTTGCAGTTTTAGCAGAAGCTACAAAGTCAGAATTTTTAGGAGCACCAGGAGAACCAGGCTTCCTCATTGTTTCGCCGCTGCCACCAGCAATACGTTTTTTCTTAGCGTGAATGTTTGCGTATAATCCAGGTCGTTTAGCCATAACGTTTCTTTGATTTTTTCTTGGCAAGAGGTAGTTGTGGGCCAGCTTTTTTTAAAAAGGTATCTTTCTCGTTAGGGTTAGTTGATCCTTTACCCTTATCGTAGATCTTCTTACCTTTCATGGCACCTTTATGATCAGGGCCAATCTTAAAAGAGGCGGCAATGGTCAGTTCTTTACGCGATTTTTTTTTGTTTGCCACAGTTCCATTTACGAAGAGCAAGTGCTTTGCGGGTCGGGCGACCCTTACTATCTTTCATTGGCCCTTTGACTCCTCCCATGCGAGCACAAAAGGACCTCTTACGGCCAGCAGCTTTTTTAGTTTTAGGGTTAGGAGCAGGTGGTTTTAAGTTAGCACCTTCCTTCTGTTTAAAGTGTCTCCTGCCCGCTGCGGTAAGACCGCCAGAGGGACTTTTGTGTTCTTTACGCATTAGCCAATAGATGGTGCAGTCAGTGCTACCTGTGTGGTAGACGCTGCTGCTAGATCAAGTGGGAAGTTATGAGCATTACGCTCATGCATCACTTCCATTCCAAGTCCCGCACGGTTAAGTATGTCAGCCCAAGTAGGGACAACACGGTTCCCAGAATCGACAATGGATTGATTAAAGTTGAATCCGTTAAGATTGAAAGCCATAGTGCTAACACCCAGGCTTGTAAACCAAATGCCAAGCACAGGCCATGCAGCCAGGAAAAAGTGAAGTGAGCGTGAATTATTAAACGAGGCATATTGAAAGATCAACCGACCAAAGTATCCGTGAGCAGCGACAATATTATATGTCTCTTCTTCCTGTCCAAATTTATACCCATAGTTCTGAGATACCGTTTCGGTCGTCTCCCTAACCAGGGAACTGGTGACAAGAGAACC